CGGGGACTGGTGCGGCAGTAGAACCTTCTACTACATTATCTGCGGTAGTAACTACCATCTCTTCTCCACCAAAGAAATCACTAACAGCTTGGCAGGAAAAGAGACCAAAGGCTAGTACCGATGCAACAATAAATTTTTTCATAATTAAGATTTAAGTTTTGAGAGGTAGTCATCGTCGGAAACATTATCTCCAGACTCCGTATCAGGAATTGATCTACCTTTTGTAGAGGGGAGAATACTTTCCGAAATCTCCTTCGCAAATTCATACTCCTCTAATTTTACTAGCCCATGAATATCATGAAGGCTATCCATCCACACAGCAAATTCTTGCTTTGTTCCAGCTTCCGAAGGCTTTGGGCGAGGCTGAGACTGGTCGTACTTGGGCCAGCCGCCATCCATTACCTTATGGATCTTGAAATCATGTCCGACAGTAGGATCCGTAATATCCCCATAATCCTCGTCGAGCATAGCTCCAATAATTTTCTTGAAAAGAATTACCCCGATAGATAAAATCTTAACATCACCAGTCTCACGATCTACTACATTTAGGTAGTAACGAGAGCGGGGCTTAATTTGACGAGCAGTATCTTCATCTTCTTTACTGCCTGTCTTCCAAAGGGCGTAATAAGTATCACAAACAGGACAAGCCTCCCCGTGAATTTTACGACAATGGAAGTTTCTAATATCTCCATTAGCATTCTTAATGCGATGGATTTTAGTTTCTGCGTAAAACAGGCTATCTTCATCTTTACCAGGAAGGATGCGAATAACATTAGTTCCGTCCTTAACGGCGAAAAAGTTAGAAAGGAAATCAGTATTCCCCGTCCCGGTCTTGCTTAGTTCATTGTGTTTTGCTCTTAGAGCATCTAGATCAATAGTCATTTAGTTCTCCTGTTAAAATAAGTTGATAAGTTTCGTAGGGCTATTATAGTCACCCCACAATAATATTTACGAATAAAGTTTAATTTCTGCTCTCCTATTACTAGAAAGCTGCACTAATGCGTTTGCTTTGTGGTCTAACGAAGACACTAGACCCTTAATTAATTGATATTTCTCAGAAGCTTTGTATAATTTTAAACTAAGATTTTTATAATCCTCTTGAGACATAACAAAATCGTCTAAATCCTTGGCTGTAGCCTTTTTACCTGAGGATCTACTAGTATCAGCAAAACCCTTCCTTTTAGATGCCATGTATTGAGTTAGTTCTAAACTAGCAGTATCTAAATCCCGCTTACTCTTGGCTAAAAGTCCTGCCCAATGGGCGTATGATGTAGGAAGCTTTTCAAGCTCCCCCTCAATATTGTTTCTATCTATATCTACAATAGCATCACTAATAATAATAAAATTATCCCAAGTTAAATCATTGTAGGCCAATATTAGTTGCTCTGCTTTACTCATAATAATCCTCAAATAATAATTTCCATAATTCCGGGTTTAAATGTTTAAACATTAGCATGGATCTACAGCAGGACTCTGTAATAAACTCATTTGATGTAGTAAGAACATCCTCATCCTTATCATGGTCCCCGCCCAAACCAAAAGTTTCTAATAAAGCGTGACATACTTCATGTATTATAGTTGGGTGCGCCACATTGTCGGTCATTGTTTCTTCTAAAGTTATAGCATTCTCATTAAAGTCTGTAGTCCCATAACATTTGGTGCCATCAGTATCTTTTAGATTTTTTTTAAGACTAAAAGAAAATTTTGCCCACCCAACATTAACATGAGTAGGAAGATTTGATAATAATTTACTCTTCATCTTCCTCATCAGCCTCCCTAATTCTTAAAGTTGAATAATCAACAGACAAAGGAACTATAAATCTTTGCCGACTATTTCTAGACTTCATTACATATAAGCGCATTGTTCCATTATCAAACTCTTCCTCAGATTGATTAAGAGATACGGAAAAATCACAAGTTCTAATTTTACCATAAGCATCTGCTAGTTGAGAATCATCAATAATTTTTACCGACCTGCCCTGCCTGTTAGTCTGCGTTGCCGTCCAAACTAAACACTTCTTCTCTACTGCCAACCCGCGCATCTCTTCGCTAATTCGTTGCTGGGCTTGATACTCGGCCATTCCTTCAGAGGTGGGGCGAAGCAGTTCCATATAATCAACAATAATTACATCTGGGGAAAAATCCTCATAGTTTTTAAGTTGTACCAACAAAGCTCTAACAGTATTAATAGTAGCTAATCCTGTGGGGAACTCTTTAATCACCAGCTCCCCACCAGAAAAAGTCTCCTTAAATTTACTAAGCCTTTCTTTAAGTTGTGGTTGACTATAATTTAATTTTACTTGAGGAATCAAAGACATAATAGAATCAAACCTCTGAGCAATCTTATCCTCACTCATCTCCAAAGATATGTATAAAACCTTTCTTCCCTCCATCAAAGATTCTACCGCTTGATTTACTAAGAATAACGATTTTCCTACAGAGGGGGGAGCTACTACCATAGCTAACTCCTTAGCTCCCAAACCCCCCTCAAGAACATTATTCAATGAAGGTGAGATAGTTCTATACTTCTTCCCAGAATCCTTTGTTAACATACGCAACCAACGATCAGACACAGAAGTAAAATACTCTTGTCCAATGTCTACATTACGACTAACAGTAAGGGCTTTTCTTACCAAAGGCTCAATCTCATCAACACGGTCCTCTTTTAGTAAGAGAATACCGTCTGATATAGCCTGCTTCATAGCCTCGTTTCTAGCAAACTTTTCAATGATATCTAAGAAGTACTCTGGGTTGTCCACAGAGGAGGTATCAATGTTATTGATCCGTACTAACTCATCATCATAATCAGATAAGTTTTCTGATCTAGTTGTTTCTTTTCTTGCCTCCTCTAAGATAAATTCATCTGTAGGGAGTTTGTGGTACTTTTCATAATAACCCTTAACAATCGTAAATAACTTTGAGTGTACTGGGAACTCAAAATAATCAGGTTTTATAAGGGTTACAATCTCCTGATAAAAATCAGGATCAGATTTAACAAGATACAAAATCCCCTGTTGAATCTTTTCGCTAAATTGGTAGGTCATTAGGTTTTTCGTTAGAGTTGTTCGTTATTATAGTTTATCTCGGTCTAAATTTTCTCGATGCTTATTTACAAAATCCTTAGCCTTTTCTGCCTGCTGGCCTTGTTCCTCTACAGTCTTTCTTTTGGCTACACCTTTTTCCGCCCAGTAATCAACATTTATGTCCATTCTAGAATATTGTTTTGCGGAGTCCCCCGACTCAATTCTATCTTTTGATCCCTTAATAGCACCCTCATAGAATTCATCAATATCCTGGTTACTAGACCTATCATAAATTCTAACTTCTTTGTCATGACCAAAGAATCTGTGTTTGGTGCTGTGCCACCCAGTACCCTTAAAATGTAATCCTTGACTACCTACCATTCCCTCCCACCAACGCTCACACACCTTTTCACATCTTGGGCAGGGTGATTTGCTAGGAGCATCTTTCATAGCCCACTCTTCCTCCCAAACTATTTCACAGTCTTTACACACAAAATCATAATCAGCCACTAACAACCTCCTCCTGTCAAAGAACACATAGATCCATCGGTCACAGCCTCCTCAACACCAGAAAATAAATATTTCTTAATATTCTTTTCTGTAGTAGGAATTGCCTCTAAAGGCTCATTCCCCTTAGATCCGGCCCGATAAACAGTTAGTCCTTTTATATAGGGGAAATAATCTAACGCCAAAGAAGAAATATCTTCATGCGTAGTTTCTTTTGGTAAATTAATAGTTTTTGAAATACTGGAGTCAATATATTTTTGAATAGTGGCCTGGACTCTAATGTGGTCCTCAGGAGAAATGTCATAGGCACCAACAAAACTATCTAAAGGCAGTCCCTTACTATACCACTCACTAAATAAGGGGTCTAAAACAACAGCCTCCTTCCTAACTCCCCCCTTAAAATATCTCCTTAGATACATAGGAGAGAAAATTGGCTCAATCCCAGAGGATACACCCATAAGCATAGAAACAGTCCCGCAAGGCGGAATAGTAAGCATCACCGCATTACGAATCCCGTGCTTTTTAATAAGCATTCTAATCCGCGCAGGAATAGTTTTTGCAAAAACCTCAGCTAAGTATTTCTTATAATCAAACTCAGGGAAAGGTGATTTATCTCTAGCTAAGTAAGTACTTTGCTTATAAGCTTCATCTCTAATAGTAGAAAACAATCTTTCTAAAAACTCTAAACACTTCTCACTTCCATAAGTAATGCCCAGTTTAATTAACATATAATGTAACCCAGTTACTCCCAACCCAATTCTTCTAGATCTATGCCCAACAGTCTTACATTCCTCTAGAGGAAAGAAATTAATTGTAAGAACATTATCTAAAAACCTAATCCCAGCCCTAATAGTACGAGCTAGTTTTTTCCAATCTAAATCTAAACCGTCCTCTAAAACCATGTTAGATAAATTAACATTACCCAAGCAACAATTACCATAAGAAGCTAAAGGAATTTCTCCACAAGGATTGGTAGCATCAAGCTTCTCAAAATAAGAAACATTAGTGTAAGAGTTAGCAGCATCAATATTAAATATTCCTGGGTCGCCCACTTCAACTGAATTCTCCCAAATTTGATTCCATATATCTTTTGCTTTAAGAGTTACTTGCTTTACCAAAGAAAAGGTATCACCCCAATTCACCTTATAAAAATTTTCTGCTATAGCTAAAGCGCAGTCAGCGTCTATGGCAGTAACAAATATTACCTCTGGGTCATGACCCTCACCCTCCCTAGTAAGTTCGTAGGTATAATAATTTTTATTATTAAAGGTAAAGTACCACTCCTCATCTAATTCAACTGCTTCTAAGAACCTATTAGTAACCGCAATAGAAATGTTAAAATTATTAAGCTCGTTCTTATTTAATTTAGAATCTAGGAAATCAAGGAGGTCTGGGTGAGTAACATTAAGAATACCCATCAAGGCCGTTCTCCTATTCTTCCCAGCCTTAACTTGATCCCCTATCTGATTTACCAACTTAATAATTGATACTGAGCCTGGGTGAGAATTTGGATCGTTACCAATATCCTCCCCTTTAGGTCTAATATTAGAGAAATTAAGACCTACTCCTCCACCAGCACAGGAAATTCTATAAACATCGTCCAAAGTTTTTCCAATTGATTGTACAGTATCGTCTGGATTAACACAAAAGCAATTTAGTAAGTTGTGTCTACCTGATGCCCTACCAGCCCCATAAATAATTCTACCTCCAGGAATGAAATCCCCAGTAGATATAGCATTAAAAAAAGCCTTCTCTACTTTACTCTTATCGGCATCCTTCTCAGCAGAAGCCACAGTTCTAGCAATTACTCGCGCACGATCAGACCAAGTTTTTTCGCCAGGATAAGCGTAACGAGACTCAAAAATATCTTGCCCAAGCGCGTCTAATTGTTTCTGTGCCATATTTTATTTCCTTAGTATTTTGGATTCCCCAGAGGTCTTTATCATAGTAATTCTGGGGGCGGAATCTAGTAGAGTTTTTAAACTTTTATTATGAGTTATTAAGAATATAGTCTGATTCTTCTTCAATTCCTGTAGTAATAGGTATAGTCCTTGGATACCT